TGAAGAAGCAAACAAAGACTATTACGAAAAAACTACATCTATTGTTGAGTTAGTAATTTCTGACGATTCAGAAGAACTAGCTATTGACGCAATTAGTTTGGTTACTTCACCTGCAATAGAACAAGACTTTGTTTACTTTGGAAAAGAAAAGAATAACTTAACATTTGCAAAAGTAGATGAAGAAAAAAGAATGTTAGTTAGCCCTGCTTTAATTCCTAACAAGCAAATATTCAGACATAACCCAAACACAGACTCAGACTACTATGTTTACTTTAGCCCTGATACAGTTAGAAAAGCTTCTGAACTTTATTTAAAACATAACAACCACCATAAAGCTACATACCAACACCAAGACAGAGTTAGCGGAGTTCTAACGGTTGAAAGCTGGATTAAGGAAGGTGAAATGGACAAGTCTAAGTTATACGGATATGACTTACCTAACGGCACTTGGTTTGTAAAAATGAAGATAGAAAATGACGAGCTTTGGAATAAAATAAAAGAAGGCGAACTTAAAGGCTTATCAATTGAAGGATATTTTACGGACAAGATGGAACAAATGTCACAAAAAGCGCCTACAAACGAAGAAATCTTATCGGCACTAAACGAAATAATTAGACAAAATCAAACAAAGTAATAGTTTATCTATTATATATTACAAACACTAATAAAACTAAAAAGAATTATGGACATTAAAGAACAAATCTTAGTTGCCTTAGGACTTAACAAAGAAGAAACAGTTAAGTTAGAGTGGCAAGCAAAAAGCGAGGACGGTACAATCTTTGTTTCAACAGCTGACGAATTAGAAGCAGGAGTGGATATATCAGTTCTGACGGAAGACGGAACGACGATACTATTACCTGTAGGAACGTATAAGACTGATACAGGCGTATCTTTTAGAGTTGAAGAAGAAGGTATTGTTGCTGAAGTTATTGAGTCAGAAACTGAAGAAGTAGATACAGTTGAAGAAGAAGACTTAGCAGAAGAAACAGTATTAGCAGACGAAGACGAAAAAGAAGATTATGACGAAGAAGCTGACGTTGCAGATTGGAAGGGTATGGAGAAAAGAATTGAAAACCTAGAAATCGCAGTAGCTAAACTTAAAGAAGAAAAAGTAGGCGGTGATGACGAAGTTGAGGAAATGTCGGAAGAAACAGAAGAACCTTCTACTAATCCTAAGTCTATAAAAACAACAGAAGTAGTTGAGTTCTCAGCAGAAGACGAATTGACTAAGTTAAAAGAAGAAAACGAAAGATTAAAAACTGAGTTAGCTTCACAACCTGCATCAGCTCCTTTAGATGTAAATAAATTTAGTTCAGACAGAAAACCTGTATCTAGAGCAGAATACAATAAAATGACAAGAAGAGAAAAATTCTTACACGATTTAAATAAATAATATAATAACTTAAAAAACAAAAAACATGGCTTTTACAACAACAAGCAATTTTGCAGGAAAGGCAGCAGGGTTCTATATCTCGGCAGCTTTAAAACAAGCAAATTCATTAGACTACTTAACTATGATAGAAAATATCAAGTATAAGTCTAACATTCAAAGAATGGCAGGTTCAGGACTAGTTGCAGATGCAACTTGTGACTTTAATGACGCAGGTACTTTAGCACTTACAGAAAAAGTATTAGAACCTAAGAACCTACAAATCAACCTTGACTTATGCAAGTCCACATTATTAGACTCATGGGAAGCGTTACAAATGAGAGCAGGAGCAGGCGCACCACCTCCAGCATCTTTTGATGACTATGTAATTTCTTACATGGGTGAAATCATAGCACAAGCAACTGAAGAAAGTATCTGGGAAGGAACTGCAGTAGCAGGGAAATTCAATGGTTTCTTAGGTGCAGCTACAGGTCTTTTATTACCAGGAGTTGACGCAACAGTTGTTCAATCTTCTGCATCAGCTGCTTATACAGCAGGTAACATCATCGCTAACTTACAAACTTTAACTTCTGACATGGCAGCTAATATTTCTGCTGTATTGAGAAAAGAAGACTTACATATTTACATGAGTCCTAAGACTTACGCTTTATATGTATCAGCAGTATCTACTTTAGGTTACGTAAATGCTTACAATATGAACGGAGATTATGCACCTGTATTTGAAGGGTACAAAATCGCAGTTTGTAACGGAATGGCTGACAATCAAGTAGTAGCAGCTGAGAAGTCTAACTTATTCTTTGGTACTGACCTTTTAAGTGACGCTACTAGAATCACTTTGATGGACATGGCTGCACTTGACGGAAGCGACAACATGAGATTAGTTGCTCGTTACTCAGCAGGAGTTCAAACAGGAGTTGGAGCTGATATAGTAAGACAATCATAATAAAATAAATAATACGGAAGGAGGGGGTAAAACCCTTCCTCCCTTAACCTAAAAAATAAAACAACATGGCGTGTACAGCACTTACAAAGGGAAGGGGACTTGACTGTAATAGAATTTCAGGAGGGATAAAGAATATTTATTTCGGAGTTTACGACCAATTCACTGCACCACTTACAACAGTAGGAATAGTTCAAGCAAATGGAGAAATTTCAGATATTGAAATGGCTTCATCAACAGGGCTTTACAGATACACTACACCTCTAGGGGCTGCTAGTATTTCTGAAACAATTACAGGTAGTAAAGAAAACGGAACTATTTTTTATACACCAACTGTAAATGTAATACTTAACAGACTAACAAAAGAAGACCAAAATCAAATTAAATTGTTAGGTCAAACGAAACTTGTTATTTTTGCAGAATTAAATGCAACTTTAGCAAACGGGCATAATGTAATTGTAGGGCTAGGAGTAACTAACGGAATGGAACTTAATGCAGGTACTATTGATTCAGGAGCTGCTTTCGGTGACCGTAACGGTTACACTCTTACATTTGACGGAATGGAGCCAATCCCATTCCCAATGGTAGCGGACTACACAACTAATCCTTTCGACAATGGAGCGTTTACAAATGTTTCAATAACTACATCTTAATTAGTTTTCTTATATATTCTTGATTGAGGGGTGCTAACGCACTCCTTTTTCTTTTTAAAGCAAATAAATTCAAAGTTTTTCTATTATATAACAGACAAACTAACTATGATACAAGCAACAACAGAAACAGAAATAAAGATATATGTGCAAACTGAGGACAATCGGATAAATACTGCTGTAGCTTCTACTCAAATAAGGCACTTAGTTAAATTTACAAATGACTTAGACAAGTCTGTTTATTATGCTTACGGTAATACTGAGCTTATTAAAGATAGATATACTAATATTAATATTACTTACGCTACACCTAATATCTATACAGGACAATTAAAGTTATTCCCAGCTGGATATTATAAGTACGAAATTTACGAAGTTAGTTGGATAGGAACAGTAACTGTTTCTTCAGGTAATGCACCTGCTAATGAAAATGACGTTTTAAGCCCTGCTGCTAACGATAAAGGAGTAGTACAAGGATTAGTTACTAAGGGTAAAATGTATCTAGCAGAAAAAGACGGAACGGAGCAAGTTCAATACGTGCAAAGAGAATCAGCGACAGAAACGAATTATATATATTACGGACAATAAAATAAAAAAAAATGGCAATAGAAAACGTACAACAATTATTAACAGAGCAACTAGGTAAAAACGGAGGAACAGAAGTATTTACAGGCGCAGTATCAGGAAAAGATTTTTATGCAGTATATTTTCCTGTAGAAAGTGCAGTAAGTGCAATAACTGCTTCAGGTGTAACTAATGCAACAGCTTTACAAACTACACTACCTGCAGGAACAACTTTACTGATGGGTATTCAAGCTATGACACTAACAAGCGGTATAGCAATAGGGTATAAAGAGTAATGAAAGTATTTAGGCTAGGATTAAGTTTATCGTCTATGCAAAAGTATGGTGCGTGGTCACCTTCTGACGAAACAGGTTTAGAAGCGTGGTATAAATATCAAACAGGAATTACTTTAAATGGTTCTGATGTTTCTGCTTGGGCTGATAGTTCTTCTAATAGTTTTAATATGGTACAAGCTACAGCAAGCGAGCAACCTGCTTACAATTCAGGAGCTATTGACTTTGACGCTTCAGCTACACAAAATTTAGGTTCAGCAAGTGACATTACTTTAAGCGGTGCTTTTACAATAGGAATAAGATTAAACCCTGCTTTAAATAATGTAGTTGTGCTAGGTGATAATTCTTTAGGTGAAAACGAATTTATTAAATTAACAAATAGTACAAAGTTAAGAATGAAAATTGACAATACTACAGCAGATATTACTGTTAATAGCGGTGACTTGACAGCAGACAATTATCTAGTTATAACAAGAAACGCATCTAACTTACTTACGCTTTATGTTAATGGTGTAGCACAAACTGATACAGAAACTTTAGGGGGAACTGCAAATATGGACGCAATAGGAGTAAGAGCAACAGACGCAAACCCTTATGACGGAACAATTAGCGAAGTACAAATATATGATACAGAAAGCGCAGCACTTACAGCTAATGTAAATACTTATTTATCAAACTTATAAAATGGAAAATATACTTAGTATAAACTTAGAAACGTCAACAGCACCTATAGTAAGAGAAGTTAGAGGTCGTGACTATATAGAATACGGAACGGAAGACTGGAGAAACCTCTACCCGCAGTTCTTAATTGACCTTTATTACAACTCTAGTACACACGCTGCAATTGTTAATCAGACGGCAGAAATGATAGCAGGTGAAGACTTAGTAGCTGAAGAAGAAGACGCAATAAATTTAGAAACTTATGTTAAATTAAAGAAGTTTTTAAGACACGCAAATTCTAATGAAAGTTTACACCAAGTAATAAAAAAAGTTGCTTTTGATTTTAAACTTCAGGGGGCTTACGCAATACACGTTGTATGGAATAGAGAACGAACAGAAATCGTAGAACTGTATCACGTACCTGTAGAACGAGTAAGAGCAGGAAGACCAAACGAACTAGGGCAGATTGATACTTACTTTATAAGTGCTGATTGGGCAAACACTAGAACAAATAAACCTTACCCTGTAGCAGCTTTTAATGTTAATGATAGAACTTCTGGTAGTCAATTGATTTACTCAGGTGCTTACAGTCCTAATATGGACGTGTATCATACGCCTGATTACATAGCTGGTTGTAATTGGGCTTTAGTTGACCAAAAGGTAGCCGAGTTTCATTTAAACAATATTGAGAACGGTTTCGCAGGTTCTTACTTCGTCAGTTTCGCGAATGGAATTCCAACGCAAGAGGAGAGAAGACAAATAGAACAAAGTTTAGTAGAGAAATTTACGGGAGCTTCTAACTCAGGTAAATTTGTATTAACGTTCTCAGATGATAAGACTAGAACGCCTGAAATAACACCTATAAGCGTATCAGATGCAGACAAACAATATTTAGCTTTACAAGAGCTTTTAGTTTCTAATATTTGCGCAGCACATAGAATTACTTCTAAAACTTTAATGGGTATTGATACAACAAACGGCTTTTCTAGTAATGCAGACGAACTTATTAATGCAGCGAATTTCTATCAAAATACAGTTGTTAGAGGTTTTCAACTAAACATCTTAAACACTTTGCAAACTATATTTTCAGTAAACAATATAGACTTGCCTGTAGAGTTTGTACAATTAAAACCTATTACAGTACAATTTGACTCTAAGACTATTAGAGAAGTAATGACGATTGACGAGATAAGAGCTGACTTAGGACTTGAACCTTTAGGAGAAGAAGACACAGTAGAACAAGATGTAAAGCTATCTAAGGCAGGAACGGTAGACGGACAGCCTGTATTTACTACAATAGAAGAAGCTGAAGCACACGCTAAGACAATGGGTTGTGAAGGGTATCACGAACACGACTTAGAAGGGCAAACTGTTTACATGGCTTGTAAAGACCATTCAGAAGCAACTGACTTAAAAAAATGTAATTGTAAAAAATCAGAAAATGACTTTACAGAGTTAGAAAGTTTTATTGAAGAATTTGGAGAAGAAATGCCTGAAGGTTACGAAATAATATCAGAAGACGAAGCAGAAGACGAAATTGAAGACTTTGACTTTCAATCTGAGTTAAATAATGAATATTACGAATTTGCTAGTACAGGTTCAGCTTACCCAAACAGAAAGTCAGGGCAAGACCAAAAGAGTAAACAGACTAAATATGAAGATGATATTTACAGGGTTCGTTACAGATACACAGGAAGTTTAACAGGCGAAAGAGATTTTTGCAAAAAAATGACAAACGCAAATAAAATATATCGTAAGGAAGATATTATCGCTATGGGTAGAAGGGCGGTTAACCCAGGCTGGGGTAAAGGCGGCGCAAATACTTACTCAATATGGAAATGGAAAGGCGGCGCACTATGTAAACATAAATGGTTCAGAATTATACTAGTACAAGAAGGTAAAAGACCAAAAAATACAGACAAAATAATAACATCAACAGAAGCAAAAAGCAGGGGGGTAAAGTTACCAAGAAACGCAAAAGAAGTTTCTGTTGCTCCTCACGATATGCCGAACCATGGCTTTGTGAACCCTGAACTAATTGCTAAATATAAAAATGTAAGATAATGGCATACGTATTATTTATATCAGAAGCAAAGCTAAAAGATAGCACAGCAATTAACTTAAATGTTTCAACCGATTTACTATTGCCTTATGTATTACAGGCACAAAAATTGTATGTAGAACCTAAGCTCGGAACTACACTTTATAAAAAGCTAGAAAGTTTAATTACAGCAGGTACAATTGGTAATGTAGGGAATGAAGCGTACAAAACTTTAGTTGATGATTACATTGGAGATATGCTACCTAACTGGGCATTTTATCACGCAATACCTTTTTTAAGGTTTAAGATAGAAAACGGTAACATCTATTCTAAGACTTCAGAAACAGGAACGGCTTTAAGTACGGAAGAAGCTCAACACCTTAGGGAAGAAGTTAGAAATACAGCGGAATATTATACGGAACGTCTAATTGACTATGTAACTAATAATACTACTAGCTTCCCAGAATACAGTACCAACTCAGGAGCTGATATTTCAGCAGACCAAAATGCTTACTATAATGGCATGAACCTTGAAAGACCAATGCGACAGGGAACTAAACTTACATTGAGAAACTTTTTAAACGCTTCAGACTACTAATGAAGAAACACTATAAACCAAAAACTAAGAACGTAACTAAGCTAAAGACTTACTTAGATAAAAAAACAAAACAAAATGACAGAAGTAAAAGATACTCTACAAGTAGGGTTAGCTAACAGTTCAGCAATAGCATTCAGCGTAACAGACTGTAACGAAATATTAACGCTAGTTTCTTTAATTCTAGCAATAAGTTTTACTGTATATAAATTCATTCAATTTGAAAAATCTAAATAAATGGCTCGTAAAGTTATTACAAGCGCTTTTAAAAGCATTAAAAGGAAACGAAAGGGTGTACACTCCAAAAACGCAAGTAAAGGACAGAACGGCTACAAAAAAGCCTACAGAGGTCAAGGGCGTTAATCTTCTTTTAATTAGAGATACTTTTACAGAAAATTCTACTATTGGTCGTTTGTTTATCAATGGAGAAAGTTTTTGTGATACCTTAGAAAACCCTTATATCAATAACGAAAGAAATATAAGCTGCATTCCAGAAGGGCAATACAAAGTTAGATTAAGGCTTCCTAGAGAAAGTGCAACTAGAGATTACTTGCATTTATTAGTTCAAGACGTGCCTAATAGAAGTTATATCTTATTTCATGTCGGCAATAAACCATCACACACGAAGGGTTGTATTCTAGTAGGAAACGGTCGTAAACAAGACATTGTTCAAAACTCACGTTTAGCTATGGACTTACTTATAAAAGAAATAATTAGTTTAGGCGGTGAAAATATTAATTTAATAATCAAAAATAAATAATCATGAAAAAGTTTTTAGAAAAGTACCTTATCGGACAGATGCTAAAGTCAAAGAAGTTTTGGTATGCAGTTAGTTCTGTAGTTGTGCCTGCTTTAGTTACTTACTTAGGAGTTGACGAAACAACTGCAAAAGATTTGTACTATGCAATCTTAACATTAATTGTAGGTCAGGGAATTGCAGACGTTGCAAAGAAATAACAGGTACAGATTAAAGCCACACGAAATTGTGGCACTAGAAAAGATGCGAGAAACCGAGACTAGAAACGTTCTAGTTATCGGTGACTTGCATGAACCCTTTTGTCTTGAAGGCTACTTAGACTTTTGCATAGAACAATACTATAACTATAATTGTACTGAAGTAGTCTTTATAGGCGATGTAATAGACAATCACTACTCTAGCTATCATGAGGCTAGTGCTGACGGTATGGGCGGCTTAGACGAGCTAGAACTAGCTATTAAGAAAATAGGGCGTTGGCGTGATGCTTTCCCTATGGCTACTGTTATAATAGGAAACCACGACAGAATAATAATGCGTAAAGCTCAAACCTCTAGCATTCCTTCTAAATGGATAAAGTCTTTTAAAGAAGTATTAGAAACACCTGATTGGCACTTTGTAGAAAGATATGAGCTAGACGGTGTACAGTATATACATGGAGAAGGCGGAACTGCTAGGACTAAGTGTCGTGCTGATATGATGAATACAGTACAGGGTCATTTACATACCCAATGCTATACAGAGCATTATGTCGGCAAGAAGTTTAGAGTATTTGGAACACAAGTCGGCTGCGGTATCAATCACAAATCGTATGCTATGGCGTATGCAAAATACGGAAAAAGACCTGCGGTTTCTTGTGCTGTTGTGTTAAATAACGGCAAAACACCCATCAATTTGTTAATGCCTTTATAGGTTTTTAACCCCTTTTTCAACCAATTTTAATCTTTTTTTAAATTTATTTTAGTATAATTTACTAGATAAGGTATAACTTTTTTTAATATTTTTAGTTAAAAACTTAGTTTAAAATTTGGTTGGTAACTTTTTTTATTTTATCTTTGTACCATCAAAAAGGGGGGAGCTAAAAATAAGATGATTGCGAAACTCAAGTTAAACTATAATAGCTCTGAACTTAGACTACCCCTCTTTTTTTAAAACAAAATTAAATTAATTAAATAAATCAAAAAATGGAAAACTACAAAATTGTAAACAAGAAAACAAACGCTACTTATTTTTTAAATGAAAAGCAATATGAAACATTTTTTAACGTAAACAGTCTTTACAAAGCTGGTGAGTTTCAATATGAAGTCTATAACTTAACTAAAGCAAAAGCTAAAAGAATAAACAAGATGTTAGACGTGCTTGCACACTTAAGTGTATTTGCAGCTTCAGTATTAGCTACTTTACTTTACATTCAAAACTATTAAGATGACTAGACAAGACGCAGAATACTTAGAATATTCTACTTATGTAGATTATAGCGAACCTAAAATATCTTTTATTACAGGCGAGCTAATAGACGATAAAAAAGTAATAGCTGAACATTGGCTTTTAAAACCTGATTTTATTCCTGCTAAGGTAACAAGTTCAGGAGGTAATGACTTAGCTTATAACAGCCGTTCAGTTGTGGTTGTAGGAACTACTTTACAATGCTACAGGAAAGCTTGTGAAATGCTCAAGACTAAAGGTTGGCAACAGAAAGACTGTTGGGATGTAGAACTAAAACCAATCTATAAAAAACACTATGAAAATAACGACAGGTTACCTGTAATAATAAACCTTAAATAAAATGACAAATAATACTAAAGTAAGCGCATCAAAAGAAACTATTGCTGAAACACACAAAAGGCTACACGAGATAAACACTTTTCAATGTGTAGATAACGAACTATACCTAAGGGGAAAAGATGAGTGGGGAAAAGACTTTACAATATGCTTTGACGCTTTTAACTTCTTAGAGTGGATAGACAAAGAACAAATAGAATATATAAAAGAACAAACAATTAAATACATACAAGAAAAATGAAAACAACAGTAAATTTTTATGAGTTCAGCAGATGGTTTGAACAGAACAGACCAAACAATTTTAGCCGTGCAGGATTAAGAGCTTTATTTGATTACTTAGAAGAATACGAAGAAGATACAGGAGAACAAATAGAGTTTGACCCTATTGCTTTATGTTGTGAATACACAGAATACGATAATATAGCAGAGTTTCATTCAGTTTATGACGCAGAGGATTATCCTGACAAAGACGCTATTATGGATTATACACAAGTAATAGAATTCGGAATTGAAAGTTTTATCGTACTAGAATTTTAATTCAAATAAATTTAGTATTTTTAACGAAATTATTAACAGGTAAAAACCCTAGCCAATAAACATAGGTAGAATATATGCAAACAGAAAAACTAAAAGAAATGTTTTATAAGTACAATCTTGTAAAAGACACAGATGTTTTCCGACATCAACATTTTGTAATCTTAACTAGGTCAGGGATAGAAAAAATTATGGCTCAGGAATTAATAACAGTTAGATTTGAAGTAGTTGTATCAGAACCTAATTTTGCAGGAGTTAAAGCTATTGCAACAAAAGATGACAAAACTATTGAAACTTACGGCTCAGCACTTAAAGGAGAAGGTTTTAAGGACGGAAATTGTAACACTTGGTATGTATTAGAGATGGCAGAGAAAAGAGCCTTAGCACGAAGTATTCTGAAACTTTTAAATCTTTATGAGATTAATGTCAAGTCAGAAGATGAAGCAGAAGATTTCAAAAAGAAATAATCATAAAGTGGAGAGGTTAGATAAACATAAATTATAAAATTCAGCAGTTATGCTTTGTGGCTTTATCAATTCCTCTTCACTTTTTTTACTAACTAAATTATAAATCATGAAAAGCTATATACCTAAAAACAGCGTAAATACACCTTTGAAAAAAAATAAAAAATTTGAAAGGTTGAAAAAAGAAAATGAAAGAGTAAGGCAAAACAACATAGATTTAAAATTACAAATCATTGAAGCAAGAAAAAAAATAAAACAAATTAATAAACTAATAAATAAATAAAAAATGGAAGTAACAGGAAAATTAGTAAAAAAACTTGAGTTAGAAACAGGAACATCTAAAGCAGGAAAAGAATGGCAGAAACAATCAATCGTAATTGATACTGGAGACGAGTTTAATAACTTAATAGCAGTAAGTGCTTTTGGTGACAAATTAAAACAAATGAACAAGCTAGAAGTAGGAATGGAAGTATCAGTACTTTGTAATGTTTATTCTAGAGAATATAACGGCAGATATTATCATAATATTGATGGCTACTTTTTTACTAACCAAAGCAACAAATCTTTAGACAAGGTAACGAACGGAGAAGCTGAAGAAGATATGCCTTTCTAAGATGAATACAGAAGACAATTTTAAAAACCTTTGCGACCTTACTACAAGTTTGGTAGGGTTGCCTAAAGGCTCACTAGCTTTAAAAACTAGGAAGACAGAATACCAAGTACCTAGAATGGTTGCGGCTATGGTTGCAAGACTAGAAGACGAAACACATAGGGAAGTAATAGCTAAGGTATTGGATAGGGATAGGACAAGCGTAAATCATTACGAAAGAAGCCACTCATCTAACTACGCTTCATTCCCTTTGTATCGTGATACTTTTAATAAAGTATATAATGCTTATGCTGAAATAAAAGACGCTAAACTAACTTTTATTGACTTGTATAATTTACAGGAACACTTGAGGAAAAACGGAATACATGACAGCAGCACACATCAAACGACTATACGTGTTGTATCTGGTAAATTTGGAACTGATGTTAAAGTTTCTTACAAAGACTTTTACAAACAATTAGAATTGTGTAAGTTAGCCCTTCAAAATTATCAACACGAAATAGAAGTTATATGAAAAATTTACTAAGTAGTTCAGCTTTTTTAATAGTGAACAAGCAATTAGCGAAGCAGGTAGGATTGAAAGGGGCGGTTCTACTTGCTGACCTAATTAGCAAAGAAGAATACTTTATAGCTAACGGAATGACTGACGGCTGGTTTTTTAATACAGCCAAGAATATAGAAGAAGACACTTGCTTGACTACTCACCAACAAAGGAATGCAATTAAGAGCTTAAAAGACTTAGGAATAATAGAAACTAAAGTAGTGGGTATTCCTGCAAAGCAGCACTTTAAAATAATTGAAAACAAGTTGTTAAGTTATTTAAATACTAGTTGTAAAGAAACTGATAAACAAGTTTGTAAAAAACAAAAAACTATTAATAAGAATAACAATAATAATAACAATAAAAATAATATATCTAATAGGCGTGATAAATTTGTTTTTGAGGTTTTAACTTTTGATTATGAAAAAAGTGTTTTAAATAGTTTCATAGACTACTGGACTGAACCTAACAAGTCTAATACCAAAATGAAATATGAATTAAATAAAACTTGGGAAACAAAAAGAAGGTTAAAGACTTGGGCTAACAATCAAAAGAAATGGGATAAGCCTAAAACAAAAACTATGTCTAAATTAGACGCACAAATTAATGCTTGGCAAGAAGCTAAAAAATTATTATGAAACCACTAAAACAAGAAAACTTAAAAGAGTTGACTGAAAAAGTCTTAGACTTAGTTGCAAAGACAGCAGTTGAAATAGGACACAAAACAGACCCTCAAACTATGGCAAGTTTAAGTAAGATATTTGCAGCAGATTTAATACAAGAAAAGCGTTTTGGAAATATGACCTTTAACCAAGTTCAAGATGCCTTTCATCAAGGTGTAAGATTTGGCAAAGATGAACCTTTTTTAAATATCAGAACATTTTACAAGTGGGTGTATGCTCAAAAGAAAGTAATAGATAATGCATACTATCAAGTGCATACTTTAGGGCAGCCAAAAGAAAAAGTTTTATTTTATCAAGAATCTTTAAAACTATTAAAATGAAGATATTAACAATCGTATGGGGAATAATAATTTTACTTTGCATTGTAGAGGCTTATTTCTGTACTAAATTTGACAACAATGAAAACAATTAAAATTACAGAAAAAGAAGTTAAAAGCCAATCAGATGCAGTTCTTTGGCACTTAAAAACTTACGGAAGTATTACAAGCTATGAAGCTATAAAAGAATACGGAGCAACTAGGCTTTCAGCTATTATTTTTAATCATAGAAAAGAAGGTTATGACATAGACAGTATGCCTTTGACTAAAAAGACAAGATTTGGAAGAAATACAACTATTGCTAAGTATATCTATACTGCACCACCTCAAGAGCTGATACAGGAAATGCTATGGCATTAAAAACTATAAGCAAACTTAAAAAAGAACTTGACAAGTGGTTCAGCCTTTACATTAGACTTAGAGAAGCTAACGAGTACGGAATGTGCCAATGCTTCACTTGTGGAATAGTAAGGCACTATAAAGAAAGTATGCAAAACGGACACTTTCAGTCAAGAAAACATTTATCTACACGCTTTGACGAAGAAAATTGTCAAGTACAATGCGTTAAATGTAATGTCTATGCTTGGGGAGAACAGTACAAATTTGCGTTAGCTTTAGACTCTAAGTATGGAGAAGGCAAAGCTGAAGAATTACAACACTTAGCTAGAACAACTTTAAAGATTTCTAGGATAGAATATGAAGAAAAGATAAATTATTACAAATCACTTGTTGATAAGTTAAAAAAAGAAAAAGGAATTGAGTAAACTTTTTTGCTAAGTTTGGCGTATGATAAAGCCGATTTACGCAAGTGAAGAACACAAGCAAATAATTGAAACTTATTTAAATATGTGCATAGAGTTTGCAAAAGACGTAAGCACAAAATCAAGATACAATAATTTTTTAGATGTTATAGATGTTGTTTTAGAATATCATAATAACTATGGCAAAGGAGTAAAAGAAAATAACTGGTATGACTGGTTAATGATAATACCTATTAATATGTCAGTTGCTACTAATGGTTTTTTTGCAGGGCTAGAAACTAAAACAAATGCATCAGTAATTAGAGCTTATAAGGTAGTGCTTAGCGACATGGTTTTTGATGTAGTGGGTAAGATTGAGGCTTTAGAACAAATAAATGACTGAGATATACGCAGAAATATCAAGCCTTAGTTCTAAGTTTAGGGAAATGTGCTTTGGGCTTACGCAAGATGAAGAAGCAATTAATGACGCAGTACAGGAACTTATGCTTTACTACTTACAAATGAACCCTGACACTCTAAAAGGTATATGGGAAAAGGATGGAATAGACGGGATAATTAGGTATGGTGCTGTAGTATTAAGAAGAGCTTTAACAAGTGCAAGAAGTCCTTTTTATTATAAGTATAAAAAATATTATACACATATTGATAATTTTAGTTATAACGCTACTTCAACTTTTGATGATGATGGGTATATTTATGACCGTGCTAATAATAAAAATATATCAAACTTACCTAATCAAGAAGAAGAATACAAATGGACTAAGCTAGAAGAAATTGACAAAGTTTTAGATAATTTAGACAGTTGGTACGATAGAGAATTGTTTAAATTATATTATTATGAAGGAAATACTTTAGATAGTCTAGCTAAGAAAACAGGAATAAGCAGAAACAGTTTATTTACTACAATAGATAAAGTAAGGGAAATACTTAAAAAGGAATTAAATGATTAACTTAGTTGTTATATGGCCTTCATAATATGAATAAGTTTTTTGTACCTAACGAAGTTTATGAAGATAGGATAGCAATATGTAAAGGTTGTGTTTACTACAAATCTTTATTAGGAAATTGCTCCATCTGTAAATGCTTTATGAAAGTCAAAGCAAGAATAGCACCTATGGCTTGTCCTCAGAAGTATTGGGATAAAACAACTGAAGTAGAAACACCTGAAAGTTTACCGCAAGAAATAGTAGACGAAATATTAGATATGTGGAAAGACTTAAAAACAGGTAGGGCAAAAGACCAAGCGGCTAAAAAAAGAATGATTGAAACATATAATACAATATACAATACTAACTACAATGTCAGAACGAATTGCGGCTCGTGTATATCAACCTGCTTTGATGGAATAAAAAAACTATATAACGAATACAAATGAAACAAAACGAAAAACTTATTAAAAACTTAGAAAATATGACACCAATAGACATAGACTATAAAGCTAATACAGAACCCAGTTACTACTCAGGTAAAAAGTACGGTTATTCAGCAAGAAAAGTAGTAGAGGACTTTCAGCCTGATAGCTATAACTTAGGAACTGCCATAAGTTATCTTTTACGTGCAGGTCATAAACCTAACAACCCTATAGAACAAGATATACAAAAAGCAATTAATCATTTACACTTTGAGTTAGACAGATTACATAATGAGTCCAAAAGCTAAAGTATTTTTATTTTACATATTTATTATTGTAATTATTTTAATTTTTGGAATTTATTATAACTAAAAAAAATATTATGACTTTATACAGTTGCGAATGTGGTAAGGAAGAAAAAGAAGTAAGCAAAGCTACTATTGTTTTAAGAGATGGTAAATGGGTAACTAAGGAAGCTAAATGCAGTTGCGGTAAATATATGGATAGTAAACCAACTGACGGAATGCCTAACTTAAAAAGAACAGAACCTAGTTTAAGTAAACAAAGAGATAAGCTATGGGCAGGAGCAAAAGAAAAACTAATTGGCACAAGAGGAATAAACGAAGACTACTAAATGAAAAACAAAAGAATAGTTAAAGACCCAAAAGAATTAGAAAAGAAAGTTATTGAATACTTTTATAGTAACCCTGAAGCAAATACATCTAAAGAAATGGAAGAAGTCTTTAACGTATCACACAGAAGAATAAGAAACATAATGACTAAGCACTTAAAAGATAAACTAGAAAACAGTTTCGCTAGAAGAATGGCTAGCTACTAATAAATAAATTAACAAAAATTCTATTATATACTATGAAACAACAAGTTAAGATAAGTAAAGTAAAGGGAAACCCTAACAACCCTAGAATAATTAAAAACGATAAGTTTAAAAAGCTAGTAAAGTCAATACAAGAATTTCCTGAAATGTTAAAGCTAAGACCTATTGTAGTTGATGAAGAAATGATTGTCTTAGGTGGCAATATGAGATTGAAGGCAAGTAAAGATGCAGGGCTAAAAGAAGTATGGATTGAAGTAGCAGAAGGACTTACTGAAGAACAAAAGAAAGAATTTATAGTTAAAGACAATGTAGGCTTTGGAGAATGGGAATGGGATATGTTAGCTAATGAATGGGATAGCGTACAACTTGCTGAATGGGGTTTAGATGTATGGCAGAATGAAGATGATATTGAAACAAGTGATGAGTTTACTTTACCTGATGGAGAAAAAAGCAACTTAGAGCAAATAACATACACACTAAGTAGTGAGCAAAGCAATATAATAAAAGAAGCTGTACAAGAAATAAAATACACAGAGGATTATAAGTATGTAGAAACTTACGGAAATGAAAATAGTAATGGTAACGCTTTATATTTACTAATAACAGAATGGAGAAAAACAAACAGTTAAAAGACATAAAAGTAAAGATAATAGATAGTAAAACTGCAAAAAGATATACTATTGAAAATCATTACATGAAAACTTTTCCAATTCCAAAAGTATGCTTTGGAGTTTTCTATAATAAATTATTAAGAGGGGTTGTAACATTTGGATTAAGTCCTAGTACAGAACAAAAAGTAAAAAAAATAGTTCCTAAAATTAACGATAATGAATTTATAGAAATGCAAAGAATGAACCTCTCAGATGTTTTAGGTCATAATGCAGAAAGCTATGTATTGGGAAAAATATATAAACTTTTCAAAGATAATACGAAAATAAAATTATTGCTAACACACGCGGGAGGTTGTAAAAATGATTGTGGTATTGTTTATCAAGCTAGTAGTTGGCTATATTTTGGAAAAGAAGTATGTAATGATTTTTATCAAACTGTCAAAGGTGAATACAAAAATATTATTTCTCCTATGCGTTTTGGTAGAGTTCCAAGAGAGGTGGTAAAACTAGGAAGTCAAAAAGTAGGAGAGTTTTTATTTGGTTCAGGAAACATAGTAAATTCTTTCAGATATTTGTATATTTACCCTTTAAATAAAGGGATAAGAAGTTATTTAGAAAAAAAATGTCTAGATTATCCTAAAGATAGTCAAGTGTTTAGAAAAAATCAAGAATGGATAACAGGGGGTGACCAATAGGGGTATTATGCAGTTCGAACCTGCACACCTCCACAAATAAAATGGGGAGAGCAAAAGAAATAATAGTAAAAGTTATAACAAGTAAAGTTGCCAATGCATTTGTAAAGAAACAACACTACTCAGGAAAGGTTGTGCCTAATAGCACTTTGCATTTTGGTTGCTTTTTAGATAAACGCTTACATGGTGTAATGAGTTTCGGACCTAGCATAAATAAAAAAGGAACAATTAATTTAGTAGAGGGAACAGGTTGGAATGAGTTTATTGAATTAAACAGAATGGCTTTTAATGACTTTTTGCCTAAGTATAGTGAAAGCAGATGTATCAGTGTTGCTATGAAATTAATAAAGAAAAACGCACCTCACATAAAATGGGTGATTAGTTTTGCAGATGGCACACAATGTGGAGATGGAACTATATACAGAGCAAGTGGTTTTAAATTGGTTGGTATTGCTGAAAATACAGCTTTAAGAATAAACCCTGAAACAGAAAAACCAATGCACGTAATACAAGCACACCATTTAAAAATGAGTAGTGAGTTTAGAAATTGGAAAGCTTATGAAGGTTATCAGTTAAAGTATATATATTTTATTGATAAGAAAATGGAAAGTAATTTAACTAAACCAATTATTCCTTTTAGCGAAATTGATAAGATAGGTGCAGGAATGTATAAAGGTGAAAAGATAACATTAAAAGAAAGAAAAGAAAATAAGCGTGATTAGCATATACAGTAATGCGTTGGCTATTCCAAGTCAAAGAAGGGGTGCAATTCTACCATCACGCTCTAATATAACATTGAAAAATGGAACAAAATAGAACAAAGATTAACAAAGAGAGATTGCTCAAAGCTTTAGAGTCAAGTCTAGGAGTAATAACTACTGCTTTAAAAGCAACTGACCTAAGTAGAACAAACTTTTATAAGTGGCTAAAAGAAGATGAAGAATTTGCAGCAAAGGTTGAGGAAATAGAAAACATACAGCAAGATTTTATTAAGTCAAAGTATTATGAGTGCGTAAAAGACAAAGTGCCTTCAGTTGTAATACACGCAGCTAAGACTAGACTTGGATGGAATGAAACAAACAGAGTAGATATAACGTCAGGTGATAAAGCAATTAATATGCCTGTTATAACATTTGTTGAAACTGATACTGAATAAGAAATACAATCCGTTATTTTCTTCTGATGCTCGTTACTTTATAATAACAGGCGGTAGAGGTTCTGGCAAGTCTTTTGCTGTAACAGTCTTTTTAACTTTGCTTACTATGACTAAAGGGATTAGAATACTCTTTACTCGTTTTACAATGACATCAGCCCACCTTTCAATTATTCCTGAGTTCTTAGAAAAGATAGGGCTACTTGGTTTTGATGAAGTCTTTAGCATAAATAAAGCAGAAGTAGTAAACATAAAAAATAATTCAGACATTCTATTTAGAGGAATTAGAACATCAGCTGGTAACCAAACAGCAAGTCTAAAGTCATTACAGGGAATAAGCACTTGGGTATTAGATGAAGCAGAAGAATTAGTTGACGAGAATATCTTTGACACTATTGATTTAAGTATTAGAGAAAAGAACATACATAATAGAGTAGTATTAATATTAAACCCCGTTACTAAAGAACATTGGATATACAAAAGATTTTTTGAGGAAAAAGGCGTTGAAGGTGGTTTTAACGGCTTTAAGGACAATATATGTTATATACACACCAACTACCGAGACAACAAAGAAAACCTCTCACAGAGCTTCCTAGAGCGTATTAAGAGCATAAAGCACAGAAACTTTAAAAAGTATCAGCACAAAATCTTGGGCGGTTGGTTAGATAAAGCCGAAGGGGTAGTGTTTGAGAATTGGTCAATAGGAGAATTTAACCCTGACGGACTACAGACATCTTGCGGTATGGACTTTGGCTTTAGTGTTGACCCTGATAGCCTTACAGAAGTGGCTATTGATAAAAGAAAGCGTAAGATATATTTAAAAGAACATATCTATAAAAATGGATTGAAGTCAAACGAACTGGCTAAGATTATTTTAGATAAAGTAGGTAATAAACTTATCATAGCTGATAGTGCAGAGCCTAGACTTATTGCAGACCTTAGACACTTAGGGGTAAATATCAAACCTGTAAAAAAAGGAACTATTGAAAGTGGAATTACTCGTATGCAAGACTATGAACTTATAATAACTCCAGAAAGCACTAATATAGCTAAAGAGCTAAACAATTATATATACGCTGACAAAGGTTCTAAACTTTATGTAGATAACTACAATCACGCAATTGACGGTGTTAGATATAATGTAATATACCACCTAGACAATCCAAACGCTGGTAAGTATTACGTACAGTAAACTAAAAACAACAAATTTCTATTATATAACAGATGAAAGTAAATATTCAAAAGGAAGGTAAGGTAAAAAAGTTTAAACTTATTAGTAGTTGGGAAGAAGTAACTTTAGAGAAGTGGCTGAAACTTATTGATTTTGAAACAGGTACAAAAACAGAAGAAGCAACAGAAACAATAGCAGCGTTATCTAATATTCCAAAGCAGTTAGTAAAGGAATTAGCTTTAAAAGATGTAGCGGTATTAATGAGCAAGATTGCAGAGCTACAACAAAAGCAAGATACAAAGCTAAAAAGGATTATTGAAATAGAAGGAGTTGAGTACGGTTTTCACCCTGATTTAGATAGTATTACTTTAGGCGAATATGCGGATATTGAAACATTTATAAAGAACGGAGTTGAAAAGCATTTGCCAGAGTTAATGGCTGTATTGTATAGACCGATAAAAGAAAAGAAGAATGACATTTATATTATTGATGCTTATGATGGAAATATTCGGCTTAGGACGGAAGAAATGAAAAAGATGTCAGCAGAACAAGTGCAAAGTGCATTGGTTTTTTTTTACAATTTAGGGAGAGAATTGTCAGCGATTTTGCCATTGTATTTGATGGAGCGGCTGACGGAAATGCAGACGCAATAGCAACTGAAAGCTTTGCTGAGAAGTGGGGGTGGTTTGGCGTAATGTATAGATTGACAAATGGAGAAATAGTAAACTTAGAACGGATAACGAATTTAGGTTTGTTAGAGTGCTTAACTTGGTTAAGTTATGAAACAGATTTAAACTCACAAAATAAAGTTAAAAGAAATGGTGAACAATAAAAGTTATAATAACGTAGTAAATACTTTGCTTAGACTAGGCGAGTGGCATGAACAAATAAGCACAATTTCAGTTGGTGATATTTACGACCTCAACTTAGAAAAGATGGAGAAGTTTCCTTTAATGCATATTAACCCTACTTCAGTTGAAACAGGCGACAGTCAATTGACTTATAACTTTCAAGTGTTTATTATGGATATGGTAGGCGAAAAGTCAGATTGGCAAACTAAACAACATTCAGAATTAACTAAGCTAGTAAATACAGAGAATAACGAACAAGAAGTATTTAATCAAACTTTAGCTATTTGTACAGATATAATAGGAATGTTAAGACATAGTTCAAGACAATCTATAAACGGAGTAAATGATATTAACGAACCTATCTATTTTACGCAAGACCAATTTACAATAGAGCCTTTTCAGGAACGCTTTGATAACTTATGCTGCGGCTATGTATTTAATATAGGAGTATTAGTTCAAAATGATTTTCAAACTTGTAATATTCCTGCAAATACTAGGGGCGCAGGTTACTAATGATAAAATTTAAAATAGGAAGATTAATAGTTCAAATAGGGTGGAAGAAATTTAAAATAACAGTAAAGATATGAATTACGAAGACATATTAGAAAAGCTAGAAGCAATAAGCATAGAACTAGAAAGTTATAGCGACTATCCACAAGCAGCTAGTAATAATGCGAAAAGAGCAAGAAAATATAAAGAAGAAAACGGAAGCAGTTGCGGTACTAGAGTAGGTTGGACACGTTCAGCACAGTTAGCAGACAGAAAACCTATCAGTAGAGATACAATCGCAAGAATGGCTTCTTTTAAAAGACACCAACAGCATAAAGACGTTCCTTACTCAGAAGGGTGTGGCGGTTTAATGTGGGATGCTTGGGGGGGGTCATCAGGTGTAAATTGGGCAATAAATAAACTTAAACAAATAGATAAAAAATAACATGGCAGATTTAACAACAACAATTACAGAAAACGTAGTGCTTAATGGCTCAGTCAGAGGTTCTACAAACACTTTAACAACAACAGGGATAGTAGATGTATTTGAAAGAATTTTAACTTGTACACACTCACAGACTACAACAGTTGCAGTATTTAACTCAACTCCTTATGGTGCAGATGGCGCATTAGATGTAGAGAATTGTAAATACTTAAGAGTTACAAATTTAAGTGATGACCAAGATATGAAAGTGGCTTTTGTAACTTCAGCAACTAACTATCAAGTAACAGTTAGGGCAGGGGGTTCGCATATCTTATACCAAGCAGAAAATTCTTTAATAGGTGAAGCAGATACTACTCCTAACTTTCCTACACTAGAAGATTTAGTTACAGTAGAGGTTAGACCTTCAGCAACAACTGATGTTCAAGTAGAAGTCTTTGCAGCGTTAGTATAATGAATTTACCGTCACTTGAAAGGTACCTAAAGAGCTTTGGAAAACAAGTAGTTAAACAAGCTCAAGGAAACTTATCTAAAGCAGGTAAGAAGGGAGCTTTGTCAAATTCAATAGACTTCTTTGTTATAAGAAAAGGCGGTACATTAACAGTAAGGTTTAAGATGGCTGCTTATGGTGTTTTTGTAGACAAAGGGGTATCAGGTAAAAATGTAAAAAGAAGTTATCTTGATAGAGATGGTAAAACAAAGTCTACACCTTTTAAATATACAACAAAAGGACCTCCTATTGATATAATTTCAAAGTGGATAAAGAAAAAAGGAATAAAAGGTCATGGAGTAGAAAGAGGCAGGTCTAAAAAAACAGGGCAATATATTTCAGGCTTAGCTTATTATATAAGTGCTAAAATAAAAAGTCAGGGAATACAGGGCATTAGTTTTTTTCAAAAACCTATGATGCTTGGAATGAAAACGTTTAGCAAGAAGTTTGGTAAAGCAATTGCAGAAGACATATTAAATAATATAAAATAATGGCAACAATAATAGAACAGAAACCGTTATACCCACAAGTACCAGTTGGGCAAGAGGTGATTTTTGTAGTATCAAATAACACAATAGTATCAGGCTTTACTAATGTTAGATTTATAGCTGATGTTTACATAAGTGCAATAACTCCTAGTTCAATCAGTACATCAACAATTCCTGCTGCTACTTTTAAAACAACTCCAAACAATGCAGGAGTAGGAATATTTGATTTTAAACAAGTAGTTGAAAATTATGTTAGTGCTGATAATATGGCGGCAAATATAAGTTCGTACAAAGGGGCTGCAACTACTGATAATACACCGCACCCTTTACACTTAATAGACAAATATTCTAGAAATAAAAAAGCTGCTAGATGGCTGACTATTCAATTTAAAACGCAATATACAGACGCAAGTGGTGATATTCAAATAGTAGACTTACAAAATTCAATTGACTACCTAATATTTAACGGCTACTTAAAATACTCAGATATTCTTACAATGGGTACAGGTACTACAGCTAACGACTTTGGGTATGATTTAAGTAACTTTAATTTGTCAAGTAATACAGACAACTTTTTAACTAATGCTCCTGCTACTCAATATGCAAATATAGAAGATTATGGAACACTTGCTTTTTTATCGCCTAATGATAATTTAAGTTATATAAGGTTACAATATAAAGACAGTTCAGGAAGTCAAATAGGAACAGAAAATATAAATAGAAGCTATGGTAATGGAGCTTATACAAATTTCACTACAAGTGCTGTAATTAGTTTATTATACTTTGGCTGCTTTCCTGCTAACTTACAAAATTGGAGTACAACTTTTCAAGCGTTAGTTTCAGCAGGCACAATACAGGGCGGCTCAATAAATGTGGTAGCTTTTAACGATAGCAGTAATAAAATATCTAAACAATACACTATAAACATAAATTGCCCTAACTTAAAAGGCTACGAAAGTATTAGACTTTGTTGGCTTAATCAATGGGGTGTTTGGGATTATTACACATTTACTCAGAAGTCAATAAGAAGCATATCAACTAAAGGTTCTACATACGAGCAACTAGCAGGAACTTGGAACGAAGCAGCTTACAGAGTAGATAGTTACAAAGGCGGTAAGAAAACCTTTAGGGTAAACGCTACAGAAAAAATAACAATGAATTCAGACTTTGTAAGCGAAAGTGAAAATGATATGTTTGAAGAATTGATAAACAGTCCTGAAGTTTATATTTTAGATGGTTACCAAACAGACGCAACATCTTCAGCACTTAACCAATATGTAAAACCTGTAAGGCTTACAACTTCTAGCTTTGTAAAAAAGACAGTAGCAAACGACAAACTAATTCAATACACTTTTGAAGTAGAAAAGAGTAAAACACTAAGAACACAATCAGTATAATGTCAGTACAACTAATAGTATTTCCACAATATTTTGATGGCACGACACCGTTAAGCTCACCATCCAATGAATTAGTAGTTGATGGAATTAATTTTAATCAAGTTAATACTTCTACTTCAACTCAAAGCGTTTCTGGTGCTTTGCCTCAATCATTTGTAAATACTTATTCTATTGGTTCATTTTCTCTTTTTGCTGTTAATACTTGGTATCGTTTTAGCGGTGTAGCAAGTGAAATAACGCAAAGTTCTGGTTCTTTAGCAATACCAATTAATACAGGTATAGTACAAAGGCTATCTAACTTAACTTATGGGGCAACTTACGTTTTAACATTAAACGTAAATTCTAACACAACACAATTTACAGTTTATCAATATAAAGGCAATCAATTAATAAGCTCGCACATAATAACAGGAACAGGCTTAAAGACTGTATCGTTTAATGCAAATTCAACTGCTGACGTGATAGTAATTTACAGCGTAACTTCAGTTGTAGGAATAGCAGACGTTTCTTGTGTTTTATCTACATCAACACCAAGCGGAATATTTACAGATTTAAGCAACGGACAAGTTATTTGCGACCTTTACGAAGACGAGGACATCCCTTTAAGTCTTAGTGTAGATGATTTTAAAAATGTAGCTGAAAAAGTGCAGTCATATTCTAAGGCTTTTAACTTACCAGCAACTAAAAGAAACAATCAAATCTTTGACAATATTTTTGAAATAACGAGAACTGATACTGGGCTTAACTTTAATCCTTATAAAAGAACTAAAGCAATTTTAAAACAAGACGGCTTTTTATTATTTGAAGGCTATTTAAGAATGCTTGATATATCAGACAAGTCAGGAGAAATAAGCTACAATGTAAACTTATATTCTGAAGTAGTTGCGTTAGCTGATGTCTTAGGAGATAGAGCATTTTCTGAATTAGACTTTACAGAATTAACTCACGACTATAACAAGACTAATATTAAAAATAGTTGGAATGACTCAGGAACAGGAATAACTTATACTAACGCTAGCACTTCAGGTTTTAGAAATGCTTATAGCACCGTCAAATATCCTTTTGTAGATTGGACGCATGAAATACTAATAGGCGGTTCAACAGGAACAGCCGCTATAAGTGGTCATCCTGAATACACAGACTTAGGGCAAATCTTTAGACCTTTTATAAATATAAAGTATTTAATAGATAGGATATTTCAAGCAGTACCTTTTACTTACGAAAGTGAATTCTTTGACACAGACGATTTTCAAAAGTTGTATATGGACTTCAATTGGGGTGCTGAAAATTCGCCTGTAGAAATAGATAACACGCTATATAGTGCAATTTATTGGTATAATCAAGGTACTGGAGGTGTAGCGAATACTGCAACTACATCTTACAGTAATATGATATTAAATTCAATTGCTCCTGCTCCTTACTCGGCTTTACCACCTAATTATGATACAAGTACTCATATAATAACATCAACTGTAGTAAATGAAACTTACGACATAGTTTACAGTTACTATATATTTAATACAGATAGCTCGCCCAGAACAGTAGAATGTCAATGGCTGTATAATTCAACACCAATTAACTATTCAGGAGTTGTAACAATAGCAGCAGGTGACTTTTTTAATTATACAGGGAATTTTACAAGAACAATGACAACTGTAGGAGATACTTTACAAGTACAGTTCAAAGCATCTGTAGGCGGTGTAGTAAATCAAATGCAGTCAAACCTTTGGTCAGCTACAGTTAATTTTAATGTAGGAGTAGCAGCTGTAACTAATAATACTATCCTTCAAACGCTAAGAGGTGAACTTGGTCAATGGGAGTTCTTAAAAGGATTAATGACAATGTTTAATTTAGTTACTTTGCCTGATGAGGACAATCCTAGTAATATAAAGATAGAGCCTTATTCAGATATATTTATAAACAACCCTAATAGTAAAGAGTTAGATTGGACGGAAAAAATAGATGTTACAGAAATGAAACTTGTGCCTTTAACCGATTTAAACAAAAAAACTATTTTTAAGTTTGTAGAAGACGAGGATGATTACGCTTTTATGACATATAAAAGAGGAACTAATCATTTATACGGAAGTAAAAAATATGACGCTTCAGAGTTTACAATTTTAGCAGGAGAAGATGAAGTAGTTGCAGAACCTTTTGCAGCTACAATTATAAAACCTTTAGAAACTATATACCCTGATTTAGTAACACCTGCTATTTATTCTATGAATGAAGACGAAACTTCAGAAGGCTTTGAAAATAGTCCTAGAATAATGTATAACAATGGCATAAAACCAACAGTTGATTCTTATTTTATTCCTGAGCAAAATGGATTAGCTTCAGAAAACCTTTACAGCTTTTTACAATTTAGTCATTTCTCTGCTGTATCGCCACAAAGTGCGCCAAGTGTTAGAGACTTTCATTTTGGCGAATGTCAGCTAATAGGGGGCGTAGGCTCGCCTGTAAACGATAATTTATTTAATCTATATTGGTTACCTTATTACTCAGAGCTTTACAATCCTGATACTAGGATAATGACACTTAAAGTAAATTTAAGTCCTTCTGATATTAATACGTTTAAATTTAACGATACAGTATTTATTAAAAACAGAACCTTTAGAGTAAACAAAATAGACTACAAACCAAACGACTTAGCAACTGTAGAATTTATACTTATACCGTAATGAGCAAAATACCAACAATACCATATTTAACAGGCTTTGACGTAAAGCCATCTATTACTTCACCTACAGGTGTTGTAACTTTTACTGATGGAGCTAACGACATAATACCTAATCAATTACAATGCGAGGCTTACGGATATACTTATAACAAAGCAGATGGAACTTGCTCAATATTTAGGTTTAACTCAAATTTAGATAGGAGCTTTAGCAACGTAACTAATAAATTACAGGGCGCAGGAAATACAACTGAAACAGGAACGAACAATACTTATATAATAGGTGAAAACAATACCGTAAGAGGTTTATCTAGAAACAATATAGTAGTCGGAAATAATAACGAAATAGCAAACGGAGTAAACAACGCAAATGTCTATGGAACGAACGGAGAAGCTACAGCCGATAACTGTATTGTCTTAGGGGGTAACTTAGCTACAGACTTGTTAGGCGAAAGGCAAAGCATTCAAGTAATATACGGAATACAAACTACCAACGGAACTAATACTATAAGTTATTTAAATAATACAACTGATAAACTCTTAGCAGTACCTGAAAACGCTGTTATGTATTTTCATGCAGACGTTATAGCTGTAAGAGTAGGAGGAACAGGTGCAGGTAACTTAGGAGACTATGCAAGTTGGGTAGAAAGGGGAGTTATAATAAATGAAAGCGGTACGCTTAGTGTAAGTAGAGAAAGAGACGCAATAAAAAGCAATGGAACGGTATCTAATTGGCAACCAACAGGAATAGCATCAGGAACTAACTTTGCTATGCGAGTAAGGGGCGCAACAAACGTAACAATAGAATGGTGTAGCAATATAACATTCACACAAATTAAAACAGGAGTAGCACTTTAAAAAATATAGTTATGGCAAACATGAATGAAAATATAAATATAAACGTCAACTCAAATGTTGGAGATGTTGCAAAAGACACAAAAAATGCAGCCGCTGAGTTTAAAGTTATGGGCGTTTCTCTTAATGGAATAAAAAAAGGTTTTGCTTCAGCAGCAACAACTGCAAAGGGAATGTTTGGCTCAATCAAAGCTGGTATAATTTCTTCTGGAGTTGGTGCATTTGTAGTTTTAGTTGGTTCTTTAATTGCTTACTTTAAAAGTACTAAAGATGGTGCTGAAAAGTTAGAAAGAGCAATGGCAGGTTTTGGCGCAGTAATTAGTGTTATTACTGATAGACTATCAGGTTTTGGCGAAGTAATAGTTAGTGCTTTTGAAAACCCACAACAAGCAATAGCTGATTTATGGGAAGCTATAAAGACAAACCTACTTAATAGAGTTCAGGGGATTATTGATGCCTTTGGATATTTAGGAAAAACTATACAATCTGCTTTAAGTTTTGACTGGGATGAAATGAAGGAAAACGCTGCAGGGTTTGGCGAAAGTATAGTACAAGTAGCAACAGGAGTAGATGACTTAACGGGTAAAATGGCTGCAGGGTTTAAGTCTTTAGGTGAGGAAATAAACAATGACGTAGCTGCTGCAATGAAATTAAAGAAATTGACGCAAGAGTTAAGAGACGAAGAGAGAGAGTTTAACAAAGTAAGAGCACAGACAAGACAAGAAATACAAAAAGCTAGACTTGATGCTTTAGATGAAAGTAAAACAGCTGAAGAAAGACTTGCAGCACTACAAAAAGCAAATGAATTAGAGTTAAAGACTACAGAAGATGTTTTGGAAATGCAAAGGCGAAAAATTGAAATTCAAAAGGAAACAATGGCTTTGTCTGAAAATATGGCTGAAGATTTAGACGAACTTGCAAATTTAGAAGTTGAATTAATAAACTTGCAGACTTCATCTTTTCAAACTCAGAAACGACTTGCTACTGAAATGGAGACTTTGACAAATGAAATAGCAGCCAACAAAAAAGCAAAAGAAAAAGAAGAAGCAGATGACAAAGCTCAAAAAGAAAAAGATAGAATAGCAACAGAAAAATTAAATTTACAAGCATGGGAAGATTATAAATTAAAAAGAATAAAAGGAGAAACAGACGCAGAATTTAAAATAAGAATAGACGCAGCAAAAAAACTTGAGAAAGCAAAACAAGACCTGATTGGAATGGGCTTTGCAGCAGCAGAACAACTAGCAGGAAAAAGTGAAGCAGCACAAAAAGCAGTAGCCGTAGCAAAGACTATTTTTAACACTCAACAGGGGATAATGAACGCAATGGCAAATGTTCCTGCACCTTTTAACATAGCTCAAGCTGTTGCAACGGGAGTAATGGGTGCAACTTCTATTCAAAAAATTCTATCTACAAGTTCTGAAGGTGGAGGTGCAGGCGGCGGTTCTGTTTCAGCACCTACAACACCTGCTACACCTGCACCACAAATGATGTCAGGAGCTTTTGACTTGTCAGGCGGATTAGAACCTGAACCAACTAGAGCTTATGTTGTAACGGACGAAATGACTAATAGTCAGAACCAATTAGCTAATATTAGACGTAGGGCTACAATATAGCTATTAAGTGTTTTAAAGCGTTCTAAGGCGTTTTTAATCACTTATAGTATATTACTATTAAAAACAATATAAAATTAAAACACTAGATATAGACTAGCCAACTTAAAAATATTATGTTAAATAACAAAAAAACAAAAATCAAATAAAAATTAATTAAATATATTATATAATATGCCTTGCGAAAAATGTGAAAACGGGAAATATAAATGGGGTAAGACGGGAAGCTGTACTTACGATTCAGTTGCTGAATGTGAAGAAGCAAACAAAGACTATTACGAAAAAACTACATCTATTGTTGAGTTAGTAATTTCTGACGATTCAGAAGAACTAGCTATTGACGCAATTAGTTT